AAACATTCAGTTCGGCGGCGGTAGCGGTAACAGCCGTACCAGCGCCAGCACCAAGTTTGAAACCGCCATCGGCAATGACTAGTGTGTCAAGGTTCTTGTTGGCCCCAGCAACAATGGTTTTGTTTGCGGTAACAACTCCCGCTGTCACGCCAGAAATAGTTCCAGCTTCGAGATTGCCAAGCAGCGTTCCCATAGCCGCTCGCTGCGCGGCGGCATTCATATTATTGAGTTGAGTTTTCTGCAACGTACTTAAAGTCATAATATTTTCTCCTTATTTCATTGCCATCTGTGAAACTTATTTTTATACAATTTTACGTCGCGTAAGATACAGAAATACATATCGCATGTCAAGCGATAGTCAAATCATCCGACGTTTTCTTTACCGTTTCCATTTTTTGGTTCTTCAAACCTGTCAATTTTCTTTATTTCTCTTTCGTGAATTGGAACTTCACCGAAAGACCGAACTTGATGACTCAATTTTTCAATTGTTTCATCTTTTACCTGATTCAAATTTTCAAGTTCATCAACTCTTTTCATCAAAGCAGAAAACTGTTCTTTCAACTCAGAAAGCGCAATATCTTTTCTTACGTTTTCTTCTTTTAGTTCTTTTATTTGTTGTCTCAAGGGTTCAATTAACCCCTTTGCTGTTTCAACAAAAAGCCTGTCGCTTTCAGTTCTTTTTGTATCTGCTTCTTGCTTTTTAAGTTTTGCATCTGCATCAAGGATTTTATTTTCATTTCGATGTTTTAGAACTTGAATAATGATAGGTATGGCGCTGCCTATGGCAGCTATGATAGATATAACTAGGGCAGCAATATTTTCGACACTCATAGATTTTTATATTCCTTTTCGATGACTAAACATCCTGCAACCAAAAATAAAACTAAAATTCCATGTAATCTCAATATTACTGACCACTGATTATATAGAGTGTGAGTGGGGTGAAAAAATAAAATAAATCCTAAATATAAGACATTGTGTAGTAAATAAAGATGAAAAAGCAAACGCCAATTCATATTTCTTACGTTTTATCCCCCAATACACCCATAAAATCAAACCAAAAACAGAAAAGATAAAGGATGCCCAACGCATGATATCAACATTTACCATGTGTTTTCTCCTTTTCCCTCGTTTTATTTAACTACATTTGTTATTTTTAAAACAAACGTAATTATTGATATTAATAAACTAATCAAAGATATTCCCATCACTATTGTTAATTGTGCTTGACTCGCTTTTCCTGCAAGTTCTGCCCTAGACAACATAAGAGAGCGAATATCTAAAACGATGTTTTCTAAATCTTGAATGTTTCTTTGTTTAAAAGCCAACCATTCCGTTGATCTAACGCTATTGTTATTTACGTCACGAAGAGCTTCTCTAAGTTCGTTGGCAGCATCCATCCTTCGATCCATTGCGTCTAAGGCAACACTTTCTGATTTAATGATTGCTTCTAGCCTAGCGTCAATATATTCTTTTAAGGAGATGTATTTCCACTTTGGCATTTTTACCTCCTTAAATTGTTTTTATGTTATAGAGGCTTACCACAGCATTTGCAAACTGGGGCAGGGGGAACGGTTGAACCGAAATAATCTGCTACGGCAGAATTGTCGCCGTTCCATCGATTGATGTCAACCGTTTTAATGAAGTCATTGCTAGAAGCGGCAAATCCTTCCCAAGCCGGTTTCTTGTCACAGTTTTGATGAATTAGCCAGCTAACAACTGTTGAAGGAATAGCGGGTGGAGCCGGACGTTCAACCGTCCTGTCCATCAAATAATGAGCCAACCACCAATCATATCGGGTTCTCCACATGTCGTTTACGGTGTACGAATCGATCCAACTCTTACGACTGTAAATAATCGGTTTCTTTCCGGTTTTGGCTTCGACCTGTTCTAGCCAAGCTACCGCAGCGATAGTAATGGGTCGCTTTCGACTGTCCGTGAGTTAGTTCCAAGTCAAGTACAGGAATTTCAAACTCCCAAGAAACAGCACACGCATTCAAAAAATTATCAACCTGTCTGGGTACATTTTCTCCAGGATACAAGACGTGATAAGGCATAATAAAAATACCCAGTCTTTTACATTCCGAAAGGTTATATCCAATCCAGGGATCGCGATATCCCCAACTAATTGAAGCCCGCATTCCAGCGTAAGTTACACCATTTTCTTTGGCAACTTCCCAGTTTACCGGCCCATTATATTTTGATACATCAATACCTAAAGCATTCATAAAACTCCTTATTTTGAATCCGAGCGTCTTCTTGGTTATCTACCGCCGCGTTATCTAAAATCATAACCCGCAGCGGTTGCCGCGGCTTCCGTTTCGGCGGCCAGTTTCGCCGCGTCCACGTTGGCGTTGAGGTTTAAGCGTGCCGCCTTGAGGACGTGCTGCTTGACAAACTCGTCCATCACGTTCAGTTTTTGGGCGATGGTCAGGCTGGCAAACGGCGTAAGTACCTCGCCCGCCATCACCTGCCCGTAGCCCAGGCTGTACCAGTACGCCGCCGCGCCCTCAATGACCGGGTCAAGTTTGGCCTTTGCCCCGCGCCAAGTGCCCGTCACAATCCGGTCTGTTGCTGTCGATGTAAGTACAATTGCCATAGGTTTGCTCCTTTATGCTAACAGGGTGTAAGCCTGTAGTTTGGTTTCCAGCTCCGCTACCCTGGTTTGTAAATTAATGAATGCACTCAGCATGCTTTGCCCCTCATCAGCCGCCACAAAACCAAAACCGCCAGCCACAAGGTCTTGGATTGAATAATCGGGTGTTCCGGGCGCGCTTGCCGTCAGGGTGGTTAGCTGCGTGGTCAGGGCGGTTTGCTGCACGACTGCCGCGCCGCCAAAAAAGCCAACCTTGCCCGCCGCGTTGGACATAATCATGACAGAGTCATTTGACGCATCCACAAACAGCGCGTCGTAACTGTCTGTCTCTACCCGCATGTCAATGGTCGCGCTGCCCGTCTCGTTGACGACAACCTCTGTGCTGCCCGCCCTAAATACCTCCGTCATCGTCCCGGCTTTGTTGACTCGGATAACTGCCGCGGCGTGCTGCGCAGCGTGGGTCGAGTCAGTCCAGTACCAGTCCAGGCTGAACGCCTCCTGGTCGGCAGTCGTGGCGTCCTCCAGTCGTCCGAGTATGCGACTGCCGAGGCCAGACGCCGCGACGATGCCGCTGGTGTTGTGGTCGAGGGTAACAGTCGTTGTGATTGCGTTGGTTGCTGCGTCAGACTCCAATACGTGTAATTTATACAGCGGTATATGATCGCCGATACCAACGTAAGAGTCCTGCAAGGTCATTAGCGTCACGTTAGTCGCTGTTCCAGATGGGCAGACCTGGAAAAGTAAATTAGCGCCCTCCGATACAGTTGCTGTCCAACTTTCGGTAGAGTGTGATTGTATTGCTGCTCTTGCAACTGCGACGCCAGCAGATCGGTAGGAACCAAATGTAAGTTGTCCAAGATAATAGCCGCTCGCGTTTGGTGGTGTCGGGGCGTCATAAGTACCCCTAGAATGATAAAGCTGTACGCTTGATGTGGTTGTAGCTGTGTTTGAAAAATTTTGTATTCTGTTTACTGCGCCAGAATTGTTACCGTAAACCTGAAAACCAGGCGCTCCAGATGGAAGGGTGCTTGGCAGAACATTACCGAACGCGAATTGCCCTCTAACCGCATCCATTTGATGTGTTATTACGTCGCTGGAATTTCGCACAACAAAAACCCTGGATGTAGTGGCGAGCGACGTTTTTATTTCGAGAAGTGGGTTAGAGGTTGTATTGCCCAAGACATGCAAAAAAGCAGTTGGCGTTACCCCTACGCCGAAGTTTCCGGCGTTGGCATAGCTCATCAGCGCCGCCGTGCCCCCCGCGCCCGGAACGGTCAGGGTTGCGTTATCCGCCGCCGCCAGGGTCAAGGTCTTGGCGGCAGTCACGGCGATGGTCAGCCCGGCGTTCGTAGCCGACGATAGAGTCAAAACCCCGGCCCCGGATTTGATCAGGGTGCTGGATTGCAAACTGTCGGTATCAGACCATTCGCCTACCCTTCCCGCAATCCCCGTTCCATCTATAAAAGATGGTTCGTTTGTAATGTTACCCCAGTGAACACTGGATTGTCCAGAAGTTTGAAGTTCTGTTTCCGTATAATATCTTCCATCGTGAATGTGAAGGGTTGTATCTCCACCATCGGTTAAATCTGTCGCGTCAACATCGGATATGTTGTTTGCTTCTGCCCCAGATTCAATTCCGTTCAGTTTGGTTTTATCCGAACCCCCCATTAATCCCGATGCTCCAGCGGCAATAACGTCAGGAACGGCATCTCCACCGGTGGAAGTATGGGTGCTACCGTGAGACAACGGAGTCCTAGAATCCGTTAATCTGGTGTCGTTCCCCACAACAACTTCTGTACCAGAAGCATTTCCCGAAATGGGAACATCTTCAAAAGCAGCGGTTCCAAACGAAGGCTCATTGGAAATATTTCCCCAATCAACAATTGCTTGTCCACTCGTTTGAAGTTCCGTCTTTGTATAGGCGTCTGTAATTCCATATCCCGACAAACTATTTGGAGTGCCCGTAAAATTGTCCCAATCAAGATAGTACGATCCATCATAACCATCTAGGGTTTGGGCATCCCCGCCACCGCTAAGACCGGCAGAAACCTCAATCGGTCTTCCGTCTACTTGTACAGAGACGGTTTCCTCGGTAAAAATAACAGAGGCTTCGACGGGTCTTTCTTCAACAAACACATCAACCGTTTCGCCGCCAAAGATAAAGGAAGGTTCAACAAGAATTGGTCTTTCCTCTACTGTGGCAGCTATTGTTTCTCCTCCATCTATAAATGAAGGCTCCACTGTTATAGCATTGGGAGTTTTTATGACAATTTCAATATCTGTCATTTATCCTCCTTCTATAACTGTAAATTTTCCTGCCAAAACCTTTCTAACTAAAAAAGTTGGAGTTGGCCCAGTCCAAGAAAAGTACCAAGTCATTTCTCCAACTGGAAAAATAGAACTGACACTATCATCTATTGATAAGGCCAAAATTCCATTTGGGTAACTAGAAACAACAATGGTAAAAGGCGCTGTTGTTTTATCTGAAAAAACAACTTTGGCGACAAAGGTATAGCCCGTAAGATCAATATTAAAATCAATATTGAAAGCGAGATTATCCCCCTTAGTCATAGTTATATCTAGTAAGCCCGGAGTCTGAGTTAATTGAGCGTTAGGAGTCAATGGCATATTTTACTCCTTTCCACCGCGTCCAAGATTGGAAGCAGAATCTCTAGTTTGAGCGCCAGAATCACCAAGTTCTTCAGTTGCTTTTTTTGGTCTACCTTTTTCTAACTCTCCACCTTGTTTCATATTAAATCCAGAAACAATTGGAGTCAAATTATCAACCCAGCCATTAGCCCTAGCTTCATCTAACTGTCTTTGAAAAGCAGCCGGTTTCATTCCTAAAGCAGCAGCAATCTTATGAGGTAAAACGATTCCTTTATCTGCAAGAGTATTGACTTTTTCAAATCTCTCATTTCTATCAGTAAAGAAATTAGTACCTTCAAAATGAAACTCAAACTTAAACTTAGAAGTATATTGATTTGCGTGATAATTCATAAACGCATTGAACTGTGAATATAACTTCTTCAATATGTTAGAATCTACTTCCAAACTCAATTGAGTTTCAATAGCGTTGGGCTTAATATTACTACTAAAGATCAAGTTGGTATTAATGCCACTTGTAGCCAAAGCAGTTTTCAAAAATGGATCATAGATATTTTCGCTTTCAAAGTTAATCTGTTGCATATCTTCAAGAGGAGCAGCAGCAACTTTGATTGAATCACCGAGAGCCGTCTTTACCAACGCCAAAAACTTAGCTAAAACATCTGGCGACATGGCTAAACTATCTCTAACCGTTGCCTTTGTGTCCTTCAACAAAGGAACTGCTCCAACCAAAATTTTAGCAGCAGCGGCCATATAAATAGACCTTTGCAAATTTCTAACCGTTCCCTGCTGAACTAAGTCCAACAACAATGGGGAAAAATAAGGAATTCGGGTTGCCAATTCTGGATTTAGTTTAAAAGCCCAACCAACACTTAGAGGAATATCCTGCCAGTAAACCCAACTAGAACTACCTCTCATATCTCCAGGCAAAGATGGATTGTACTTGCTGGAACTACCCGTAAAAGCGTTCTCGTATGCCTTACCAAAAAATGAAGGATACATTCTTAAATCGACGCCCGGAATTAAAAACCAATACATATTGGCAGACCATAGCAATCCACCAACATCCGATCTTCCAGTAATCTTCGTATAATTTGGCGAAGATGGAAATTCCTGTAAAACGTGTCTTTGGCCTTCAAATCTAGTCAATCCAAAGTAGGCTTCATTTCTCAAAAGCTGTCTAACAACACCCTGAAATTCTTTCTTATAATCAAAGCGATCTAAAAACTCTTCAACAATTTTTAAATCCTTTTTATACTTCGGTGATTTATAGTCCGAAAATTCAGCATTGATTGCATCATAACTTACATCAAACGAAAGAATAGTAGAACAATAATCGATCAATCGTTTATACACCATTGATTGAAGTTCTAAGTCTTCAGAGTATCCTTGTAATGCAATCTCGTTATTTTTCGGATCAGCTAAAGCAGAGGTTAAACCTTCGCTTGTGGCCGAAAGAGGATTCATAGAGATGTCTTGCATTCTTTGATTTACGAGCATTGGAGTTAAATAACCGGTATACCCCAACTCTCTAGCAAACCGTAGAACGTCAAAGACCACATCTTTACTTAGTTCCGTACCTTCCGGTATTTCTGACAACAATTCTTTAATATCTTCTGTCACAGAGGCTTACCTCCTTTCTTTTTTAGTATACTAAACTGATAGACTGGATTACACTCCACTCATCCGTGTTATCACCTTGTTTTAGAAGCTCTCTATCGAGAACCTCAGAAACAAAGTAATTAGCGTATGAAACGCAAGTGTATCTGTCTTTTCTTCCTGTACCTTCCGTGAGTTTGATCATTCCGTTTAGAACATTCAATTCAAGATTTACACATTCTTGTATTAGTAAATTTGTTTGAACGTGAGGATGTAAAAACCAGGGACGTAAAGAAGTTTCAACTTCTAAAAATTCTTTATTCGTTCTGGTTAAATAATCGTCAGCGTCAATGTCGCTAACAAGAAAATCAAACAGTTTCTTTTGCAAAGCCGATCTAAAAGCTACAGCGATTTCGCTGTTCAACTTTGCGCTTGCTGAAATAGGGTAAACGACCGGAAGGGGATTCACCCCCAAACATCGATCCCTTAATTCGTTTCTAACTTCTTCACTGATGGAATTGTGTTCCATCACGCCAAAAGCGGGATATTCAATTCCTCTTTCCTCATTGGTAGTAATGCTAGACATAGTATCATAGATACCAATGCCGTTTTGCTGAATATCCAAAACAATGTAGTCAGCTTGAAAATCATAGAAAACTTCTTTTAATCTCAAAGCCTGGCTTACAACGTTTGCACCATGAGAAGATTCCATATAAGGAACGCTTCGTTTATAGCCTTTATGAGTTGGTATCAAACGAATACAACTAAGAACGCTGTTATCGTTCGCCTTGTTCTGCCTGGCGGCTACATCATATGAAATCACTCTAATCTCGTCCTGGGCCTTCTGGAGGGCATATGGGTTCTTTTTTCCGCCTACTAGGTCTTGCCGTAGGGGGTAAAAGGCTCGTTTTATTTTACGATCAAATAAAGATACCTTAAAGTAAGATTTGCCGCTTTCACCAGAATAAAGATTTTCGTATTCTCTACTAAATGTTTCTGGATCAGAGTTTCTTCTTTCCGCGTCAATCTGAGCTTGAGTCTTGATACCCGATTTGATGCTGACTAAATAGTCAGTAGCAAAAAACCCAAATCGTTTACCGTTAACCATTCCCTTAATTGTATTTACAATATATCGCCAAGACCAATGAGATTTGAATCCCGCCGAAGAAATACTGATCGTTTGAGGTTCTTCTTGAGGATAATCCTGGTATTCCTGCTTAAGCATAAATGGCGCTTGTCTGACATAAAGAAAGGGAGTCAGAACAGAATCAACAACTTCTTTGTCGAGTAGAATAAATTCATCCATTAGAAGCATCGTTGCGCGATTACCTCTAGCGCCTTCATTGCTGGCAACAACTTTGATAACCGATCCATTTTGTAAAATGCAACGATTATCGTTCTGAGAGCTAACAATTGAGGCAATCTCTCTTTGCAATACAGGGGACATATCTCTAAGAGTAGTAATCTTATTCGTAAGAATAAGAGAGGACTGTTTTAGAGTAGATGCCGAGATGATAATCTCACTACCAGGATACAAAATTCCTTTTGCCAAACAAAACAAAGCAGCAATAAATGATTTTGCGGCGGCGCGACTACAGATGGAAATAAACACATCTGATATACTCATCAGATAAATCCATATAATCTGATAGGGAAATAATTTTATTCCCAGAACTTGTTCAATAAATCGGTGTATGTTTCTTCTAAAGAAGGTATTCCAAAGAATATAATTTTCTCTACGTTCTGCCTCAATGTCTTTAGACAAAACCATGTTCTTTCTTTTACGAAAAATATCTTGCGTCTTGCTATCTTTTCTATAACTATCCTGAAATGCTCTTGGACTCGTCGGCATCGTCTACCTCCTCGAACTTGAACTCCTCATATTCATCAGAAGAATCTTCTTCAGATATGTTGAAGTCTTTCGATCCGAGAATAAAATTCTTTATGCTTCTAAGAATAAAGTTTTTGACATATTTATCAATCTTGTCCACATCGGCAAACAACTTCTTATCCTTGTAGTATTCCGCAGGGGTAGTTTGTTCAATCTCTTTGATGATCATTCCCCAGCTATCGACGTTTTTACCTTGAGAAGCAGCGTTTGCTTGAGCAGGAGTCAGGCCACCGTTTTTCAAAAGATCGGTTGCGGATTTTAAAATATTGTCAACGGATTGTCCTTCAACGCGTTTATTTCTTAGTTCTAATTGTTTATGGCAGATTTCTTTCAGTATAAATTCTTCTGCTTTATTAGAGCAGGAATAAGATTGTTTCCATTCTGCCAATTCTTTTTCCAAGAATTCATAATCGCCAAATCCCAAACCCTCACCCCAAAACGCCTCCAAGTCTTCTTTTCCGTCAACTTCATCAAGATCGCCAGTATCTCTGATCACGATGTTTGGTTCGTGAAAAGTAAAGTCTGCGTCAGGATTTCGCTGCATTTTTTCTACTTTTTGAGTTACGAGTAGCTTTGTTCTATATAGGCCAAAAAAACTTTCTTCTTTATAGGCTATAGCTTTGCTATCATATTGCTTTTTTACAGCGTCAAGAGCATCTACGGAATACTGAACATTCAAAATTCTACACAGTCTTAGCATGGCCTTATATATATCTTGTTCAGAGGTAGAATAAAAGTTCATCCACATATCAGCAATACAGTCTTTACAAACCGACATCAGACCATTTGAATCTAAGAGGGGATCGGTTGCCTTTAAAAACCTATTCGGATTTCTATTTCTCATACATTTTCTACAATAGCAACTAGTTACTTCTACTCCTGTTTTTGTTTTAACTGGCTTTCTACGAACAACCGCATTTTCTTCTTCTCCGTCCAACTCTTGTTTTTCAAGAATAGAAATTGGTTTAGTTACGCCTCTAGGTCTAGGCATTTTACCTCCTAAATACAAAAATCCCTCTTTAGCAAAGAGGGAGAATAAAGAGCCAGAATGGGGATTTGAACCCGAATCTAGTGTTTACAAAACACTTGCTCTGCCGTTGAGCTATACTGGCTTATAACCTATTTATTTAACAATTTTCTTGCTAGTTTTGCTGATTCGGAACGTTCTACTTCTTCCAATTCACAACAGCCAAAGAGTTTTTCACCAGGAAAAACTTCGTACATTTTTTTCATACCGTTGTTTGTTCTGAATATCTTTTTGTCAACTTGATCCATGTCAAAATCAAATATGGAAATTGTATCTTTTCCCATTCTGCTAATAATCATGGCAAGGTGTTCTACTGTCATATTTTGAGACTCGCTACACAGAACAATTGCGTTTGACAAATTTCTCCCCCTGAGAGTTCCAAGATATAACATCTCAATTCTTCCAGTCTCAACCATCATTTGTAAACCGCCCTCGGATAAAACGTCTGAAGCATACATAATATATGGCTTTAGTTTATCGTATTCAGTTCCAGGCAGAAACCCCAATTCTTCAACCCCTTCAATTGGAACATTATTTCTAAGAATGTACAGTTTTTTCGATCTGTCCTTTTCAAGTTCTTGCAAGGAATAGGCAATTGCTATAAATGATTTTCCAGCGCCAGCCGAACCTTGAACGCATTTAATCGTTATATCTTTTTGATGCAATAGATCGATGTATATTTCTTGTCTAATATTAAGGGCTTTCACCTTATCCAGCATTCTTGATTCGATAAATTTTGGTTTTACTATTCTGTTCAGAGTTTTACCATCAAACCTACATTTATCAACATAATTTCCAGATTCATCTTTTATAAGCAAATACTGGTTTTCCACCATGTCGTCAAACTTAAAATCGCCTTCATAAAAGTTCGCTAAATCTTGTTGAGATAATTGAACTTCTTTTATACCACGATACTCAAGCAATGATGGCCTCCTTGATGTCAGGACAAGAGACTCTTCCTCTTCTCCTTAGTTAGTAAATTTTGTTTCTTTCTTGAGACAGCACCACAAGAACATCTCAAAGATTCATACTTTGCGCTTCCGCCATAATAAAAACCATTTGATTCTAATTCAATCGATCCGCAATTGGGACAGCAATATTCTTCAATCTCGTTGTATAATGCTAAATTAGGATGATTCTTCATCCAGGGACGAAGAAGAACATATAAATCTTCTAAAATATCCGTATCGTTTACATTGTATGAAAGCATCTCCGCAAGAGCTTTTTCATCACCATTAAAACAGCGTTTCCACAAATCGAAACCAGTATCGGTTTTATGACGTAATCCTAGAAACTTATTGATAAAGTCTAATTTATTGCTCGTAAAGTCAAAATTGCTTCTGGCAACCAAAAGGGTATCAATTTGCTTGTACGGAGAAGGGGGTTGAAAGCCATGTTTCAAAAAACGAGTATTCAATCGCTTAATATCGAAACCATTCCCGTTGTGAGCGATTACAACATCGCAATCATCTAACAATCCCCAAATCTTCTCTACAATCCTTCGGTCATCATGATTTTTCGCTTCTTCGGAAGTTAAAACATCACTCATTTTTTTAGTATCAAACAACCACTTAGCAGACCAAGATAGCAAATGCCAATCTTGAATTACTGCATCTGGGTTAATTCTCTGATCATACACTCCCCATGTGAATGCAACAATCGGACTGCTCTCAATATCTAGGAGTAATATTTTAGCACCAGAATTCTGTTTGACTGTTGGTAAAATAGAGTTTTTACTTAACCCCCTCTTTTTGCGCTCACGTTTAAAAACTAAGCGCATATCTTCCCCGGACGGATACCCACATTCTGAGGCAAGACTGTCCCAGAATGGGGTATGCCCATCACTATTCTTCCATTGTTCAAAAGCCTTCTGAAAAATTTGTTCTTCCATGAAATCTCCAATTGTGTTAGCGAATTAGCGGGTTTGATAACCTTTTGAGAAACCTGCAATGATTTGATCATCATCACCAGCAAATTCGTCTTCATACACAACTGCGAAGTTCTTTCCATCCCAAACAACAAAAACTTCCGTTTTGTCTTCAGCAGATGTTCTTTTAGCTTTTTCAAATGCTTGATTTTGTTTCATAACAGTTATTCTCCTTGTGTATGGTATTGTTTTGCCTTTATAGGCAATCCAATGATACCACACACTTAGAAATTTGTCAAGGTTAAATTCTAAAATGGTTGAGGTCTTACGCTGGGCAGAGTTGGAGGTTGTGGTTTCGCATGAATATGACTTTTCTTTTCTAACATTTTTACTCTTTGAGTTAGTTTTACCATTTCAATTTCTAGTTCCAAAACTCTTTCTTCAAGCGTTGGAGGCTCGATTGGAGGAACATAAACTTCTCCCCACCATTGATAGAGTTGCTCAACCGTTCCCAGAAATAAGTTGAAATCCATTGGTCTATTGTTCCCCGGAGGGATAATTCTGTCACCCGTACACTGCCACATCTCAATTGGGCCAATTTTTGGATTTGGTTTAGGCCAATATAATTTTTCAGTTTCGGTTCTAATTTTATCCCAAGACCATTTTTCTTTTTCTTCGGGATACATAGAAAACGGGTATTGGGCTAACCAGTACGAAACATTTTTAGGCCATTCTGAGACAATCGGCAAAAACCATGCACCGGTATAAATTAAAGTTTTCCATTTTTCTTTACATAGGTCTATAAAGACTTGCAACTCTCTGGAATATTTTTCAGGACTCCACTGAGGATTACTAACCTCAACATCAATAAAAACAATTCCGCAATCTGCGGGCATGTTCCTTTCTAACCATTGAAAGTTTTCAATTCCTGTCGGCCAGGGACTAAAAACATAATATGGAGATCGAAGAAAACCCTTTGATTCCTCCCACTGCTTATCAAAGTTTTCGTCCTTGTGATTTATTCCGTTTATATCATTCAAGCGAACAATGAAGTATTCGACCCCGCCTCGCTTGAATTCGTCCTCGTCAACGTCTAGTTGACCTTCCCAAACGTCAACACCCAAAACATATTTATAATCTGTCATTGCGCCTCCTTCTTCCCAATATTTCCAATTGTTTTAGAAGCAGATTGAATTCCTTCATAAACAGTTTTACCAAGAGAAGTTGTATATGCTGGAACGGCAATTGTTCCGCCAATAATAATTCTGTTTCCGTAGTTTTCTGGTTTCCTACTCAAAGACTTTGCCCATGCTACAGCATTGTTAAAAGAGGATCGTCTAGTGTTTGGATTATTTGATTTTCCAATAATTGATTCAATTTCGGGATTTGTTAATCTCAATTTTGCCAAATAAGACCTTCTTTCTCCATATTCTGTTAAGGTTGGTTTTTCGTCTGGAGGCATTGGGTTTGGTTCATCGTAAAGAATTGAGCCAACTCCATATTCTTGATTAGACAATATGGCGTCGAAAGTATCGTCCGAGCAAGCAATCTCGATTATTAAAATGTTTGGATATGGTTCAATTTGATTATTTTGATGATTTGTTGGTTGATCACTCAAAAAATCTCCTTCAATCCAATTTATTTTTTCGTATATTTTTGGTCTATGCGCCGTTTCTGGCAGCAAGCCATCTCCAACGTAACTATCCAGCAAGTATATCTTTTTCATATAGACCACACTTCGAAATTATCCGCAGCAGAATTAGTAAGGGGAATCCAAATTCCATGTTTTGTAGAAGAAGAAAACAGGGAAGAAGAATGCGTCAGCACCGTTGAACCAACCGTCGCCGTTAGGTTGTTTCCAGAAACCAAAAAAGAAATAGAATAGTTTTGAAGACCTCCAGTCTTTGCTACCGAAGCCCTCAAAGTATATCCAGAATTGTTCTCGTAAATTTGAACAGCGGCAGAAGTAAAATACCATCTAGTCATCCAATATTGCCTATCACCAAACCATCTAGTAACAACTCCTATATCTCCATCTGTGATTGGAAGAAGAGAGACTCGAACATCAACATTGCTGTTTCCCGAATCTATATATTTTACAGGATAGTTAGTTCCAGCATTACTAACGACTTTTGCGGTGTTGTTCTGAATTTGAACAACGCTCGAAGGGGTTGTTTCCTGTTTCCACCCGGCCCCAACTTTGTCTACATCGGGAATGTGAGAGGTCAAAGCCGTTCCATTAGTTCCAGTAAAAGTATCATAAATCAATCTTTGAACTTTTCTCGCTCCATAAAACAATCTTTTTCATCAAGTTAGGATTGGGCATATTTAAAAACATCCCTCCTTTTTAACCAGAATTTTCATTATTCTCTAACTAATTCGCCAAGAATAATCAAATCTTCTGCGCTAATTTTTTCCATCGTCTTTATGTCTTCGGAAGTAATAAGTTTTTCTTCTCCGATTTCAAACTCGTCAGACATTAAAATTTCAATATCTCGACCATACGATTCTGCGTCAGCAAGAATAATTGTAGAATTCCCGTTAGAATCTTTTGGCCCCTGAACCAATTTTCCCTCTTTATCCTTTTGCCCGTATAAATCTATTAACTTCCCTCTTTCGGATTCAACATCTTCATATCTCGGAACTATTAGTCTAAAAAGACTTCGGAGTTTTAGAGCCACCAAAGGATTCATTCTCTCTTTGATAATTCTATCTAAAACTGGTTTTGATCTATAAATTTCATAATTTTTAAAAGTTGACATCTAATAACCTTTTGTGATTCGAATATTTTAACTTTATGCAGCATATGCAGGAAGATAATAAGTAGAAGTTCCAACAACAACTTGAACCCAATCTGTGGGTGCGTCTGTTGTCGGATTTTTCGAACTATCTCCCATAGTTCCCTTATACTCTAAAATGCCTTCTACGCCCACCACTAGTTTTAAAACCGTGTCTTGCTTAAATTGAGCCAAAGGCTGAGTTGGGGTGTTTCGACTATTTACAATTATGCCCACGCAGTCTGCCGCATCTGCATATATATCAAGCATAGCTCCGGCGGCATTTTTCCCAAGCGCCACACGTCCGCCATAGAATACACCACTACCAACCTTCGATGAGGTTCCCAAAGTAAGGCCGCCATCGCCCTCAAAAATTGCTCTTGCGGTTAACGTTGTCGATCCATCGGCTATCAATCGCAAATAGAACTTGCTGGGGTAACTCCCGACTCCGGGGGTTGCCGCGGCCAGGAATTGCAGCGATCCAACGGTTCGAAACCCTCCGTCAATATAAGCCTGTGCCGTAAATTGACTGATCAGATCGTTGCTATTGACCTGAACCGGAACATCGACAGTGCCCCTCGCAAAACGAGAGGTGAAAATGCCGCCTGATGACGCATGATCCTGATACGCCGTGTTTTGAATCACCACTGCGCCGCCGCTGCGGTGTGCATCTATCGCCACAGACACATTGTTAACTTCTAGCTTACCACTAAAAAAACTAGTAGCCACAAGTTCGGATAGAATGGCGTATACAGTTCCAATGCCCGTAGTTGCCATAGGTTTGATCCGAATGCCAGCGGCTCTAACAACTGAAGCTCCATCCGAAACAACAGGTAGAGAGGTGGCAATTCCCCAAGAGTCTGTTAAAACTGTTCCTGCGCCGCTAACGTATGCCGCACCCGATTCGATCCCCTGCCACTCAGACACGGTAAAGCCCTCATCGTGATACAGCGCCGTCAAAATACCGCTTAACTGTCCGATCCCGCTTTGCCCAGAAACCGTATAGATTCGCGGGAATATTCCCGCCCACTGTGATCCCGCTCCGTCATAAGCACTTGCGTCCACCCTGAGCGCAGAAAGCGCCCCGGTAGACGAAGAAACATTTGCAACAACGGCAGTAAGACCAGTCACGGTAGTTGCTCCACCAATTGTTCCGCCATTTAAAACAAAATTTTTAACTTCGTTTATTGCGGCAACAAGAGTTGTTTTGTTTGTTGTTACTAAATCTGTTAAAACGCCAGAAATTGCGCTGGTTACGATGTTCGAAGAAACAACCCAGTCATTACCGTCGTACCTATAAAACCTGTTTTCTTCGGCGGCATAAGCGTATGATCCAGTCACATAATATCCGAGTTCTGCTCCGGCTTGTGCAACTGCACTAACAAATCTTACAGACCGCTCATCATCATTTCCAACCTTGTTCAATGCTACTGAAGCATTTAAACCGTTTGTTACATTTGGAATAATTTCATCATATGGTACATCTGCCATAATATTCTCCTTTACCTATACCAAAGTTCTTCCTCTCCCCAAATTCCATCAGAAAACCATTTTCCTCTGGTTTTCCACGCCTGAGAATTTGCAGAAGAAAAAATCCATACAAAGGTTATTCCAGACAGAAGAAGTTTTCTCATTGAAGCAAAATTAGGCATAATAGTCTCCTAATCTTGCAAAATAGACAAGCGTATTGTTAGACTGCCATTTCCCGAAGAATAAGTAGGCGTACCTCTCGTTACAAGACACCCGTAAATAGACGATCCACCAACCGCCTTAAAAGCAATACCTAAATTGGTTGGATTTGCCACGCTGTTTAGAGCAGAAGCATAATAGGTATCAAAGACAATAACTCCGATTAAGGTTGCGGAATCAGCATCACTAATAGTCCAGGCGGCATTATCTGCTGGAGGAGTTGGGGCGGTATCAAAAAGCCATAACTCCATAGTTTTAGATTGTAAATCCTTGTCAACAAGAACTGCGCTATGAATAATTCCTGTTCCCCCAGAAACTCTTGTTGCGCCAGTAAAAGTTATTGGACTGGCATCTGTACCAACATAATCGCCAGCAACATACGCCCCACCGGTGCTTATAGCGGGAGGCCAGGTAATAGTGTTTTCTTTTCCGCCAACTTCCCCCAAATGAGTTTCTCCAGCAGCAATAGCAGAAACAGCAATCGTTCCACTAACAGTAGCAGTCATTGTACCGGAAACTTTTTCGGCATAAGCGACCAAAGTTCCAGCGCCATCGGAAACAATATATTCGCTTCCATCGTCCAGAATATGAACGATAGCACCGACATAAGTTAAACCTGCAATTTTAGACAAAACAATGTCTGTTGATAGCGCAGTATATCTAGGTGCATTAGCATTAATCAAAGTAAGAGCCATATATAAAATCCTCCTTAATTTTTTGACAATTTAAACAAAAAAGGATTGTTTCAATAATCTTTGAAGCAACCCTTTCTACTGAAATCGCCAAGAAATTAGCGATTTATTTAATTTTAACCACGTTTTTGAAGGGGAACAACTCTTAGATTGATAACTAAATCTTGTTCCCATACACCAAACTTGTTTTTATCAAATGCAACTTGAGGAACTCCTTCTAATTGAAAACCGTGTTTTTCACATAAGGATTCGTATTCCTTAACAAACATTTGCATTGGATTCAATTCTTGATCAGACATTTACATTCTCCTATTTCAACAAAATTTATAATTTTTCACTAAGAAAACAAAAATAATTGCAAAATTGCAGTCCCTTCCTTATATATTTTTGTGTTCTAAATCGTAACATAAATCTAAGAGCGCTTACGCAAATCTTTCATTCTTTCACCTGCTTTTTTATTGTTGCTGGCAACAGAACATTCCTTGCACAATTTCTGTCTATTAGACTCTTTCTTTACTAAATTTCCACACTCAGCACAATAAAGCAATTCCCCATCATTCATATCAACATATGCTTTAACTGGGTCTTCCGTTCCCAGAACTTTTATAACCGGACTAGAATTATCATCAGCATATAGTATGGCAATCTTACCAACCTTAGTAGCTCCCAAAAATCCAGAGAGAACGAGTTTGTGAACAAACAAGAAAAAATATTTCTTTGGAATTCTATAAGAAGCCTGTCTACAAATAGCAAAAGCATCATCGACGCTTATAAAGTATCCAAATTGATTCCTCCTTACAGTTAAACTTGTCTGATCGTACTTACTTCTTTTTGCAGAAACCAATATTCCAAAAAGAAACTTCTCTAATTTATAATCACGAATCTCTTTTATTTTAGATATCTCATTTTTCGTAATTATTACATCAACTCTTTCGTCAAACATTTTCTTGAGAGCTATATCTACGGCTGATTTTATAATGTTCCTCGATAAATACCGATTGAATTCAGGATCGTTTTTTTCAGAAAACTCAATCAACAAACGTTTGGTCTTTGATTTTCTGTATCCCAATTCCCAAACAAAATATTGAGCAACAGCCAAGCAATCCCAAAAATTGAATTTTCCATTCGTAAACCCATTATTATATATTTCTAAACAATATTCTTCGTTCATGAATGGTTTTTTCGCCATTGAACTCCTATATTTTGGTTGATTTTATTTCGTAGTTATTCCAAAGATATTCAATCTTTCCGCCCATACGTTTTTCAGGAAAATTGACAAAACGATCATTCAAATCTAGCAGCATGTCAACGATTTCATCTCCGAAGACTTTCCAGACAAATTCCTTGTTCGATGATTTTTTGTAGACATAACAATACCAGAGCGCATCTTTAGCGGCGTCTGAGAGACATGAGTTTTCAGAAAGTATCTGCTGTCTCAAAAAATCAGCATAATGTTCGATTGACGAAAACTCATCCGAATCTTTGATAACTTGTTTCTGAGAATTATAGGACTTATAAAATTTCTCAACCCAAAGAAAGTTTTCTCTTGGGCCAACAAAAGACCAATCATAATAAAGATCATTCGTTTTTAGTCTTATCTCTTTGATTTTAGACTGTAAGTATCTCGATAGGCGGTTCATCACAGAATCATTGTCAATAAAAAAAGAAAATCTTCTATAATTTTCCAACTCACCAATTTGCTCATCTGTTTTCTTCATTCCAATAAAAGACAAAAGGGATATTCCGTACTTCATTTTTAGAAAACCATCAAAATTTTCAACCTCTTTTACAAATTTACGCTTATAATGAGCGTATAGGTGAATGAAGAAAAGAGGTCTTTTATCTGCGAGCAATCTGTTTTCAAACTTTCTGATTTCTTCATCAAGTTCAGAATTTTGTTTTTGGAATTTTACCCAATGGTCTGGAAATGGGTCTACGATGATTCCTTTACCTGCATCAATAGTATTTCCCTGTTCTCTTCTGAGGGCTTTCAGTCTTTTTTCTATTTCGGAATGTTCTAACGATCCCGGCTCGTAATCACTAAGCATACAGTGATAAGTAGAACTGACATTGGTAATAAATCCAACTTTACAATTCATGGCCGCCAGATCAGAATCGGATATTACATCGTCTGTTGGAATAATTTTTGTTGCGCTTCGCTTCTCGTAAGAGATCGGTTTTCCGCCTTTAGCACCAGAAATAAACTCCGATTGACTGGTGGTAAAAATTAGGTCGCCATCAAAATCGCACTTTCGGACTATATCTTCATCTGCTTTCGCAGAGCGTGGCGCTTCGCAATTACGAGTTTCACGTAAAAGCTACTCCTTTCGGATAGTCTCTACATCTGCCCCAAAGAGGGGGATAGACACGGTATTGTGCCAAGAATGGCAGTTTCACCGTTAGCCCTTTCGGACACCCTAGATTTCTAGGTTCACCACGTAGTTTATTGGTTGTCACCAACCAAGCAGACTGCGTTTATCTAATCTGCAAAAATCATCGTATCGTTTCCCAAAATCGGCAACACTGTTCCGCTCGTAATATTCTTATACCAATCTCTTGTTTTTTCATCATTTTTGAAATTCAGAATATTTACTTCTGAATAATGAGTTAATGGCGCTCGACAAGCAGCAACTTTATTTATTCCTTTTTTATTCCAGAAGTTAGAGTAATACTGCTTCTCTTTCAGTAATCCTTTTGGTTCCATTCCAAAAGCCCATTCACATTGGGCATACGGATCACTCAAAATAGCAGAAAAGTTTCCCTGGTGCAAAGTAGAGCCTAAATATGCTTCTCGAATAAATCTATTCAGACCTCTTGAAAATCTCTGTCGAATATACTCATCCTCTTTTAATCCTGGCTCGATCAGCAATGCTTTTACAACAGGGTCTTGAAGTCGATCAAACCAATTATGTTCATCTAACTGATTTATACCTTCACCCATAAGATATAAAAGCATTCTTTCATAATCAAAGCCAGATAGGTCTTCAACTAATTTTAGTGTTGGCCCACAGAAACTTTCAATGTCTTCATCGCTTAGATCGAGAACCTGAGTGAACTGGTAATTGCTATAAGTGTGAGACTTCTCTTTTTCTTCACTGGGAGCATAACGAGTAATACCAAACGACAGATTGTTCTTCTTACAATTATCAAGATAGTCCTTAAGGCTCTTATAAGATTGCCAAAGTTTAAACTGGGAAGTAGAGATGAGTATTTCAACATCATCTACCAAAATTTGATTGCCCCAAACATCGGCAAGATATTTCTTACCGTTTTCTTTGGCAAATCTGTGAAAGTCAAAACAGGCAAGATTTCCTTTTAAATAGGGCGCTCTTACGATACACCAGGAAGGCGTGTAAGATAAATCCATGTTCTCTGCCCACACAGACATTTGATTAGGAGAGATAATCCCCTGCCCATCGAACAGATTTAGTTTTACAGGAATTTCTTTTTCTTCTACCACAATGTCTCTACCAGAACCGGAAACCCAATCAAGAGTAAATGTTTTCTCTATTTCACAATCTGGAATAACTGCAAAGCGGGGAAACTCTACTTCCAAAGATGACGAGTTATACAGTCCGTAATAAGCTGAAAACTTAGCGGGTACTAAATTTGCTTCTAAATCTCGACCATTGTCTAAAACCTGATTCAACCTTGATTTATATCTTGTATCAATATAAAAGACCGTATTTCTTCTTAGATTTCCCGATCCTGCCAATAATCTAGTATATTTTATTCCGTTGATGAACAATCCTCTGTTTTTAATGGCAACATAATGTGCTTTGTTTTCAAATTTTACGGAAACAATTTCAGGAACAAAAAGCATCTTTTCGATTTCTTTGGATAATTCTTTTACTCTAATTCTATTTTCTTCTGAATTTGGTAGAGAGAATATCTTTTTTCTTTCTTTCGTCAAAACAATCAATTCTTCCTGACTATAATTGATTCCTTTGATCTTTCTCAAACTTCTCAAAACTTGATTATCTGCTAATCTTATCAATTCTCCATTTTTTTGACTTTCCTGAAAATTTGTTTTTACTTTGTAATTGCAGTCTTTTAACCTGCCGGAATCAAATTTCATCAAAAAAAATGAATCTTGTTTTTTCAAATCCAGGGTGTCCTTTCTTTGTAATAACTCATCTCATTCCAGTAAAACTCTTTATCAAGTTCAAGATCAAACATTTCGTCTTCCTCAAGAATTTGATTATAAAAACAATCGTTCTCCAAAGAATATTCGGTTTCTGCATGTAAAACATCTTCTTCCTTTTCGCCAACGTCAATTTCTAAGGTCATAAATCCACATCCTTATCTGCATCTGGTTTTGGAACATAAGTCCAGACGCCTTTAGAAAAAACAACATCCTCTCTCGTAATTTCTCTCTGGCAGTTTCGGCACATTAAATTTTCCCAATCACCAACGCAATTGATAGGGCCACCACAGACACATTTAAACTGCATTATTTCGCCTTCTTCTTCGCGATCAAACTTACACTGTGGGCAATCGCAGATTTCTTCCATCAAGTTGACAATTTCAATTCCTTCAATTTCTTCGATTTTGATAATGGAATGGATTTCTCCATCCTCAAATTCGCGCTGAAACCAAGCCATTGTTTCTTCTGCGGCCACGAAAAACTCAGGTGCGGCAATCTGAACTGTCTTTGTGTTTCCATTCATCAGTCTATACTTTAGATTATAAACTTTCAATAGATTATAAACTTTCATTAATAGTCACCATCCTTTTGATAGAATTCATAATAACTTGTTCTTTTTATCTCGGAAATGTCTGTGTAAACTGGAATTTTCAATGACTTCGCAAACTTTACTTCGTTATCTGCTCCATCACTATCGCCAGATAAACGTAAAACACCATCACAAATCGCCAGCCATTCCAAATCTAAATTCATCCAATATTCATAATCGTGATGAATTACCATCTCCCAAAAGTGAGTTAGATGGGGGATGTAAGGTGTATGACCCAACTCCCTCAGATTATCGGCGGTTTCAATTGCTCGATAAATATTTTCCTCAATGTTTCCCTTAGAGTATGGGCCAGCAACATAAATCATCATCGCTTTTTCTTATCCTTATTTTGTGGTTTGTCCGTGCTTCCAATCGGTAATCCAGTCATCCAGGCTTCACCGTTGGCGTATGTCTGTATAAAAAACTTGTTCAGAGCCTCTACAAAGTCTAATTCATGCTCTTTGATATATTCTGCCATTCGAGCCTGGTTGTTGATGGAAAGAGGAACCGTCAAATCACTCTCAAGACTTTTTTCAATGTCCTGCCAGGTAACATGCACTCCGCCGTTTTCAATTCTCATTCAGAACTCCTTGTGGGTTTATACTTAAATGGTTTTACAATCTTTTCGATACAGTCTTCACAAAGATCAAACTCCCAACGCTCCATATCGAATCTGCTTCCAAAACCAAAATGAATTTCAAAGTGCTGAATTGACTCTTGATTTTGCCAAGCGTCTTTATCTAATTTTACTGTCTTTCCACACTTATTGCAGATCAGTTCTACCGTTTTGGTTATTTGAACAGTTTCATTGATTACTTTGGTTTTGCGCATCCTCTACCTCTGGATTTTCAAATTCCTCACATCCTTCTGGAGCATGTTCTTCGCAATAATAAAGAACAAGCATTGCATCCTTATTTAACCAGTAGGAAATACAGTGATTTGCCCAATTGGTACAACCCTGGTGTTCGCATTTCATTGCAATGGCCCGCGAGTAGCCCAAACTATCAACATTCTGACTCCAACAAAGAAAAGCAATCCTCCGAGGGCGATTTCAAGCCACATCTGTTCAATATCAGCCATCATTAGTTCCATTTTTATTCTCCTCTTTTAAATATTCTTCCCAGCATTCATCACAATAATAACACATATTACCAGAAAATACAACCCCGTTTGTTCCGGGTTTCCAACATCCTTCACTATCGCAGAAAATAATTTTACCATCAGGATTTTTTATAAGTTCTTTCATTTGTTCTAAGATCTCCAATAACTCTGTAACTTTCTCAAAGAGAAAATGGCTTTTCAATAGATCGGAGTTTTGTTCCATTGCGGTTTCGTAGTAATCTTCTAAATCTCTTACCTCATCGACTACTCTTTCAAAAGATAAAAAATATCCCAAAGGAATAACTTGTCTAAATGTTTCTAGTTTCTTTGAAACTTTGCTCATAATTCCTCATCTCCATCCAATAGAGTTTGAATAATCTCTTTATAATTGTACTCGTAATGATCTTTAGCTGCCTGCCAAGCAAAGTGAGTGATCTTGTTGTTGACATAAATCTCAAATAACCATGCAGGAAGTTTCTCACTCTCATAGCAGTCTAAGCAAACAGGAAAACCATAGTAAGAGCCAACCGTAATCTCTCCGCATACAACGCAAGTTTTATTCCTAGAACCTGGCATAGAACAATCTCTTGATTTTTTTATTGCTATAAAGTCTTTTCTTTGGAATGTAAGCGGTAGCGTTTATCTGAATTTCTTCTACTCCAGAATAGAACCTGATCGAAACATTTTCAAAATTCCAGCCTAAAATTTCGTTCCATCCAAACATTCTAACCGGAACGAATACTTTCTGACTCTTTGAAACAGATAAAAGCGCATCCCAACGTCCAGACAATTTCTTTTTGACAAATTCGAGAATTGTCTCTTCATCCAGCGTTTCTTCATCGTCCCAATGTATATCATCAACCATAACTCCGTTTATAATTTGATTTAAATAAGTCTTCACTATTACTCTCCTTCTTCAATTAAAGAAAATAAAATGCTATTCCAGGGAACACAACAGTCCAGGAAATCTTCTGCATTCTCATAAACTTCTTCTTCGTCTGCTTCTGATAGGCAACCGTCTTTATCCATAAATAAAACTTCATAGTACCGACCATCACGAATATCTTCATCTTCAAATCTTACGAGCCACCAGCCGACTTTATTTGGTTTATCAATCCAGATCATGTTAAAACTCCTTAAATTCAATTTCTAAACTAGCTCCCAAAGCCTCAGCAATCATCACTAACTCACTAATCTTAGGATCACAATCAGCAGAGATAATTTTTACCAGGCGATTCGGTTTGATCTTAGAGAGTTCAGAAATCTTCTCTCTATCAAAACCAGTCTTAATCATCAAGCCAACAATACCAGAAACAATATCATAGTATGGTTTTTGCATTCTGTAAATTTTTTGATACTCTGGGTCTTTTCGAATTTCTTCGAAGACTTCATCCATAGTATAGGTTAATCTTTCTTCCGTCATTTAGACATCCCTTACTTTTTGAAAACCATATTTAGTCCAACCATCTTTTTCTAGTTGCGCGATCAGCGCATCAAAACTAGAATAGTATGTACCCATACCTTCGCCATTTTCATTTTCTTCGCTAATTCCGCCACCGGCATAAACTAGAATAGTCCAGTATTCCCAACGATAATCACCAATTCTGGCTCTAACAGCCCATCTTCCAGGTAAATTTATAGTGTCTTGCCAAATATTATCTTCCATTTTACCACCACCACCTATCATCATTACAAATAGTCTCATATGGTTTGAAAGCCCAACAGGTATGAATTCTATCGGGTCTAATCAATTGCTTGCAAATAGGGCATCGTTTAGCGCTAAAGTTAGTCCAATGATATTCCTCAGAATCTCCTGGTTCGCAAAGAGAAATTCGACCCTTTTTCAAATCCTCAATCTCTAAACCTTGCCTTACAATTTCAGCCTCTAAAATCTCAAGGTGTTCTCGCATTGTTTCTACCAGTTTGGTCAATTTCTGATTTCTTCATAATTATTCTCCTCCTGTCATTATAATCGGGTAAAATATTGCGTTATTTTGACTACTACAAGAAACTACTTTTGAAGGTAGTTCAAATTTCATTGTAGTAGTACCGTTACCTAAAACAGTAATCCAACCGTCTTTATTACAGCCATCAAATCGAATAAACTTAGAATCACTTACTTGATTGCTGTAAATTACATAAGGTTCATTTGAGTAATGATAGCAATTCAGATTAGTTTCGCCTTCAAGAAAACAGTAAACTGAACCTTCTTCTAAAATCAATGAGCCAACAAATTGACCGCTGTTCCAGTAGTAATTATCTGGATTCTCTGTACTTGCATAAACGGGAATAGCAAGAATTGCAGCAAGAGCAATTCCAACTCCTATACCGACACCAGCAATAAGAAAAAATAACTTCCGTATAAATTTTAACATATTTTACTCCTTCGTCAAATATAAATACATCTCACTGATCGCCTCTCTGTCTGGCCCGTTAGGAAGAAATGATTTTTCATACCATAGATCAAAATCAGCCTCCATGTTTGTTGCCAAATCTAAAATTTGCTCATAGGTATATTCTCCATTTCGAATTGCAATCAACCAAGCAGAATCTTCTAGTGGAAATTCCAGGTATCCGTCTAACAAAAGATTTTTTCCTTCAATCATCAAACGAACAAGGTGCATTGCGTGTTTGGTATCATAACCGAATTTTTCTTCCATCTGCATTCTTTTTGGATTACGATTGACTTTCCAAGACCAATAATTATCCCAACGAATTTTAGCTTCTCTGTAAGAAAGTTCTCTTTTAATTTCATCTCGAACATCTTCTTTGAGTAAGTCTAAACGATTAGAAAGTGCTGACAAAGAATCTCCGCTAACAATAGGTGTTTCTCCAAGACCATATTCTTTTCTGCTAGGTTTTTGTTTTGGTGGATCAAGAAACCATTGCCGATGACGTTTGATATCATTCAACTGAGAAAAAGCATAGCCCGTAAAGGTGTGTTTGATCTTCTTAGATAAAAAGAGAGTGTAATTTCTTAAAAGAGTTTTTCCCCTCAAATCAATAAACTTCCAAGAATCTTTTGGAGCAAAAAGTAATTCTATGATGTTCGGATTTGCATCAGCACAAAGTTTTACAAATTTCTCTAGCCCGTAAATCACACGATCTTCTTCCTCGAATCCAGAGTCTTTCTGTTCAAACCCCTGAAATGGATTCAACATAACTTCTCTTGGTGGAATGCAAATTCCTCGTAAATCAACATCGCTATCAGGTGTAGAAGTTCCATACAAATGAGAACCTGTAACGGTTTCAAAAATTAGATATTCAGCAGGATTCCAGTTTTTCATTTTACTCCTTTTACTATAAATATTCTACCATAAAATTTGCATTTTGTCAAGAGGCAATATTGGGGAATATATAAACTCGGCCACAAATTCCCTATTGACAAATTCGCCTTTTTGTGGTACTATTATCCAGGAACAATGCTTCGATTCTATTGTGTTGCGTGTTACGATTTACAACACAAATATATAATAAGAAAGGGAACGCGAGTTTGTTCCAAAAGAATAGGGATAGGTTGGGAGTTATAAACCCGACTGATAAGAGATTGGATTTTTCAACCTCCTTGCCGATAATCTCTTCCCTATTTATTTAATTCAATCGGCATCGAGAAACCCCCAAAAGGAGGGATGTTTTTATGCAGAACAAATTTAATATGTTCGGAGATCATTTTTGGTTTGAGAGATCGTTCAAAACCGAGGATGGAGAATTCTTGAGAAACAATGCCAGAGATGGTCACTGTAGGTTTTGTAATAATACAGATGACCTTAATCCATATTCACCAGAATACCACGAAATGTTGGCTCGGTGTTTAAGAGTCCAGTCATTGAATCAACTTGGCAAACCATACGAAGAACTAGAGGAAGATGAATTGAACCTTATAGATAGAAAGGCCGTTAGGGAGGCTTGGAATCCAATATTTCTCAATGGCTCTGGAAATAATAGGTTTGACTTTTTCTTCTGCCCAGATTGTGGAATGTTTCTGACTGAAGGTGGAGAATCTGGAATAGATAAAAGTTGGGATAACTTAGCTTTAAAACATTTTTCAATTTTAGAGCCTTCTAAGAATTTGCTTTTAACGAATGGAAAAACTCTAAAGGATGTTTCTTACAATTATAACGCTGAAATGATTGCAGAAATGTTTAGGTCAACAGTTGAGTTTGGATTAGAAGGATATACCCCAACTGTAAATTTTGCAAACGAATTATCTTACATGATGGATTATCAAATTCCATATGTCAGAAATGAGTTTATTTTATTCCCAGGAATAATAGATGATTTGTACCCAAGTTTCGATGAGCTAAACGCCCATATGAAATATTTGGGAGTTGGTATTTTCTTTTTCCAGGAAAATGATTATTGGGTCGGCCATATTCCAACTAAAAATAAGGAAACAACTAAAAAATCTAGGAAGCGTTCTAGGTAAAATGGAATCTGTACTATGCAAAAATACATCGATTCCATTATACCAAAAGAAGATGTTCCAACCTGGAAAGACGATCTGAGAATTTTAATAGAATCTCAGACCGGCAGCGGAAAAACTACCTTCATCAGAAAAATTCTTTATCCATACGCTCAAGACAATGGATATCAAATTTTATATCTAATAAATAGATCGCTCCTAAGAAAACAAATAGAAAAAGATTTCATAGGTTGTGATCCGAACGTAATAAAGATTGTAAGTTACCAGTCTATTGAGTCAGCCGTAAAACAAGGTTCTTCTATACGGGAGGAGTTGAGTGGATATAAATTTGTGGTTGGAGATGAAATTCACTATACTTCCTCAGATAGAGATGTTAATATTTCATCATCAATGTTTTACGACACAATAAAGAATCACAACCTTGATTGCACCTTCATTCTTCTTTCAGCAACTCCAGATGTTCTAAAGCTAGGAATAAGCAAATTTGATAAGCGATACACTTTGCCAAAAGATTATTCTTATATCAATAAGATTTTCTTTTACGGTGGAATTGCAACCATATTTCCCTCGTTAGAATCTTTAGGCTCAGAAGAAAAGGTTATTTACTTTGGCAACACTACAGATTGTTTAAACATTGTAAATCGCCTTACCGATGTTGGAATTTCAGCTAAATTTATCTGCTCTGATGGCAATAGAAAGAATTATAATCGATCAAGCAAAGAGACAATGGAAGAAATCATTGATACAAACAAATTTAGTTGCCAAGTTCTTTGTACAACTAAAGTAATGGATAACGGAGTTTCAATTATTGATTCCTCAATCTCTAAAATCTACATTGATATGATTGATCCAATAGATATAGTTCAATGTTTGGGGAGATGGCGCTGGACAAATTCAGAAGATAAATTGGAGCTATACATTCAAAATAACTACGGACAAATAGTTGTTCAAAATAAAAAACACACGGCCTATCTAAAAGAAGTAGAGAGAAGTAAAAATTACGAAACCCCATCAGAATATTTGAATAGTTTGATTTATACCAAAACTAAGCTATATCCAGTGTTCTATGTCAATGGAGAGGTAAATTCTGCTCAGAAAGATTACTCTGAATATTTTACCGAAATGGCAATCAAAATGTTTTCCTCGGAAGAAGAAAACGGATATGTCGATTACATTATGAGTTATTTAGGAATACGAACTTCCTTTGCTGTAATTTTGGATAAAGTTATTTTAAGAAAAACTATTTCTGAACTTTTAGAAGGATATGTTGGTAAAAGGATATTTGGCGAAGACAAGGAAAAATTCAAGAAAGATTTTTATGGCAGAATGTTTGATGTGATTCCAAGAAAAGGAATCAAAGCAAGAAATCTTCCTGGCATCCAAGAACACATTGAAGAAGATAAACTTCCATACAGAATAGTTTTAAAAGAATGCTGGGATAGGGGAGATTCAAATTATTCCAAAAGATATTGGATTGTAGAAAGAATTTAACTTCAGTTTATTTGCCAGTATTTGCCAGCAAATTGAGGTATATATAAGCATTTTTGACCAGATTGCTGGCAGTAGTGAAAGTTATCACAATTGAATACTTTAAATAGCTCCTATATTCTAAATAGGAGCTATTTTTATACCATTTTACATTAGCTCGAATTCTGTTGTTTTACGAGCTAAATCATCGTTTAGTGGCTTCTACTATATACTATTTTAATGCTTCTAAACTATAGTTTTTGTTGGAATAATAGCTGTTTTTGAGTAGTTTTAGATAAGAAAATGATAGATTTTAGTGGATTTTGGGATGATAAAACGTTGATTTTTTGATGAGATTTTGATATTATTTTTTGATATTTTAGTTTTAGTTTGTAGGAATTTTAGTTGTAGATTTTTGGTAATGATGCTATAGAGATTAATGTGCTATACCGGCCTATGTGAACGTGCTGCGACCTGTCATGTAAAATAACCCCTATCGTTACAATCATCATATGAATTGCGTATATGTATACAATCTACTCTACACTATAAATAGATAGTGTGTAGGCAATGATCATTGAAACAGGCTCTTATACTCTGCTATGATCATAAGAATAATTGATATCGATATTGATAATATTTATTTATTTTAACTAAAATATTGATATTATTGATAGTAACATTGATAATATCAATAATCATACTAGTAACAGTTTAGGTCTGGACATAGTATTTTATATCTATACGCTATCAAATGTAAAATCTATCTTACATCATGTATACTTTACTTTACATTGTACTTACATCATACTTACATCTAATCTTACCTTATACTAACACTAAATATTAGTACATACTAACATCTAATATTCATCTATCCTAATCTACAATTTAGTCATGCCTAAAAAAGAGCCATTTTACAGACCAAATCTACGTATATGACTATTCCTATCTTCTTTATTTGTTTACTTACTAAACTATTATATCCTGTATATCCCCTATATGTACGCACACGTGCGCGAGATATCCTATATATAGGGTATAAGTTATAGATAATTAGATTAGTTAACTATATATAATTAGATTATCTAATTATCTTAGAGTATGCTCAATAGATAATTCAGTAAGAGAACAATCATTAATCATTTGTAAACAGATAGAAATAGTATAATTAGATCATCTAACAAATAGTACCGATTACTACAATATATTACTAATATATTGTATTAAAACTACAAAAAGATACTCTTTTATTTCCGAATCGGCAATGTTTTTAAATGTGGCTAAAAGTTTGTTCTGCAAATGAACAATTCCTATTCCGATATGTTTAGTCTGATATAGATTTGTTGGCTGCGATCTGTCCAGGCGAAAAGAGATAATTAGAAAAGTGAACAATTGAAAAGAGCTGGGTTAAAAGCAAAAAGTCTACCTGTTTAGGGTAGACTTTTTAGGGAAGGGAAGGTTAAGGTTTAATCTGTAATAAAATCCTTATTTCAACCATGCGAGAGTCAATTTTGCCTGAGCAATTGCTTTATTATCGGGTGATAACCATTCCATAGCGTCACAATTGATAGCGTCATCTAAGCTGTCAAAAATTTTAACCGTTTGACCCCAGTTGATTAAAACGTTTTTAGCAGAGAATCGGGTATCCTGATAATGGAACTTAGTCCAGACTGAAAAGAGAATATAAATTTCTATATCGGCGTCTTTATTCGAGTAGATTTTTTTCATGTTGGTTAATCCTTTTTGTCTGATAAGTTTACTGTTTTATGACAAGTCGCGCACCACTGTGACAGTGGTATAAGTATCGCTTTTTGCAAAGCGCAAAGCATTGTAGACTTCTGCGTTAATCAGATAATAAAACATTTGCTCCCCTAATTCTAAACCTTTAACGTAGTGTTTACAGCCAATCAGAGTAATAACCCCAAAGTGATTCGTATAGCGACTTGTTACACCGTCATAAGTTGTTTCAATTGTGACGCTTACCTTATCGGTTACATCAGATTCAATTGTCAAGCCATTGCCATTCTTGTAATTTGCAATTTGAACTGTTTCCATGATTTTACCCTATCCTTATTTGCTGATGATTGAATTGATGAAAAAAACGACACAGATAACACAAATCAGGATACCAAAGCTTGCAAAGTCTAAGGTATAGATGAAATGCGCACCCGCAGCGGTCAAGAGAACGAGAGAAGCTAAATTCTTTAACATGGTAAAACTCCTTTTGAAAAGTAATCTAAAATTGAATTGGTTACAATCCAATTTTAACCTAAAAAAACGATATTAATCTTAACGTTTTTGTAAGGTGTATGATTGTACTAATGTTAAAGGATTCTGCATAAAATCAAGCGTATATTAGGTATACCACATTTAACTATGTCATGTTGGGCGCGCCAGTCTACAATATTATGATCGTTTGGTATCATCCAACATTTTACGGTTAAATTTAACACAAGTCATTGTAGACGCACGTCTTAAAAGCACAAAAAAGACTATAAAATTGTCGTTTTACGACAAGTGCCGGTGTCTAAGAATATCGAATTGTAGATTTAAGACAAAAGGGAAGGGAGATTAAAAAGTGCTTGTGATGGTGGCTCTGCGCAGCATGCGCCAGTACCAGAGCCTAAGAGCCCGATGGTGGCTCTGCGCAGCATGCGCCAGTACCAGAGCCTAAGAGCCCGATGGTGGCTCTGCGCAGCATGCGCC